TTCAATAAAAGACTGGCACCGGGAAAGACTGGATTAATTATAACAAACTAAATCGAAATGAACAACCAAATAACCAGTCTGTATTTTATTTCTGGCATTCTCTTCATCTATGCAATGGTTAACCAGATGATCATCATGCATAAAAATGCCCAAATGGAGTTTTGGAAGGAAGAGAGGAATAAGGAAATATTACACCATAAAGCGCAATTGCAGGCAGATTTAGAAGGTAAACCACAGCCATTTCCCCCAGGCAGAGTCATTAAGGAAGGATTGGCTCCTTTACCTCCTGAGCCAGTTAAACAAGAAATGAATCAACAATTATTTGACAGCCTTGAATATGAAGTATTGAAAATGAGAGGAAACTCTGTTGCAAAATATTCAATATTAAAAAAGTTACGCAGGGATTACCCGCAATTTGCGTAAGGAATAAATTTACACTTCATCAACACGCCAGCAGACAAACTAAATCGAAATAATATGAAAAAGTTAATTTCAGTAGCACTATTAGCAATGATGGTAATAGCATGCTCTCAGTCATCTAGGTCAGAGGGAAGTGAACCGGAGATTATCGGAGTCAAAGGCGGTTGTACGCTTTATGTAGTTCATAACGACTTGCGAGCTGTTTACTGGTCTGTTTGTGCCGGTATGTACAATTCAAGCGTATCCGTACCATGAGCGCACTATTAAAGCTGCCTAGCAGCATGCCAAGCATCGAGGAGTACTTGGTTGAAGAGTTTGATGAAGTGGTAATTAGTATACATACAAACCAATACCTCATTACAGATGCTAGGATACCAGATAATGTAACAGGCATTACATTATGGTATCAGCCAGTAACAACACCTAACCCTGGAATCGCCGGGTTTAATGAACTCAAAGGGGCACTATGGGGCTTTCATCGTGTGTATTGGGTTCAAGATAATGACCACAGGATGTTTCAAGAGATGGTCGAGAATAAAGGAATTACCCGCACTTAACATGACCCCCACCCAACAAAAAGCATACGCCAGACAATATGCAAGGCAAAACGCAAGAATGGAGCGCATTGCTTACAGGATCATGGTGCTCGCTATTGATAATCAGGTTCGGGCAGTTGCTAATCACTTGCTTAATTATGGCGTACAAGAAACGCTTACCAACCTTGAAGGTATTGTTTCACGGAATGCTATAAACGCAGCCTACGCAGAGCTTTATTATGCAGTGGGGCAAAAGCACAAGGAATGGACTGATGCGGATGTCGCCGAGAGGTTTCCGGCGCGCAAGTCAATGCAGCTAAAAGATGAAGAAGACGACAGGCTTAGAAGGCGCAGACCAAACCCGGCAAACATACAAGTAGAAACAGGATTTGAGGTTGGCTTTTTTAATTCGCAGTGGCTTGCAAGATTAAAAGGCATCGTGAATAACATTGACGTGATTGAGCGCGTGAACAGCGTTAAAAGCACTATCATAAAGTCAATGCGTAAAAGCATTTCAGACGCCCAGCAGCAGTTTGTTTCAATACGAAAAATAACAGCCAGGTTCCGGCAGGATTTCAACAGGATAACACCCGTTCAGGCTCAACGTGTAGTCCGCACCGAAGTTACTTATGTCAATAACATTGCAGCTGAACAAAGTTCGGTTGAAACGGGACTAGAATTAAAGAAAATTTGGATTCATACACTTGACACCAGAACCAGAGATACCCACCGATCGGTATCAGCAAAGCCAATTGATTCAAACGGGAAATTCAAGGTTGGTGGTAAGCTCATGGATAGGCCCGGAGATCCGAACGGGGGATTATCTGAAATAATTAATTGCCGGTGCAGTGTTGCGTACATCCCGGCCGATGATTATGAAGACTTACTTGACTCACAAGGCAATTTCATTGGATTGAATTAGTGCGTATATGGTTTAAGGGTAGGCTATTTAACGCCCCTGATTTGATCTGCTAGCTTTAAAATACTTTTCTCCAACTCGTTGTATCTGGCTTCGTTTTCCGCTACTATTATCTCAGACACATTTTCTGTCATTTCTGAGGGAAATGTGCTTCTAAAAGAAGGTTGTTTTACCTCCCAGGCTTCTTTTGCGGCTAGAATAATTTCATTAGATAATGCACCTATCGCCTTCGCCTGCCTAAGTGTATCGTATTTCATAAAAATAATTTCATTTACTCAATAAAAATACGAAAAATATTTTGTTTTTCTTGTGTTAACGTATAGGATATAACCGTTATACTCTATACTTTTGTAATAGACGCGATAACTATCGCATGTGCAGAGAGATAGAGGGGAAATGAACTACAAAAGCATTAGCCAGTCATTTAAGGACGTGGATGTGAAAGCAGGGATAGTGACTGGCTATTTCTCTTGTTTTGGCAATATCGACTCTGATGGAGATATTATCCAGAAAGGGTCTTTTACTAAGTCAATCTTAGAAAGAGGCCCACAATCTTCAAAGCCGCGCATCAAGCATTTAATGGATCACGGTTGGCCGGTGGGCACCTTGCAGGTGTTGCAGGAAGATGATTACGGCCTTTACTACGAGTCAAAAGCGGGATCATACCCAGATGGGCGCAATTTCCTTATGTACGTCGAAGATGGCGTAATCACAGAACATTCAATTGGATTTCGAATAGTTGATAGCTACTTTCTTCCAGTCATTAGGCAAGCTTTGAGCACCATTCGCATTTTCAAGGGTAATGCCTGTTCTGTGTGTAAAGTGATCCGAAGCACATTTGATAATTGCCAGCTTCAACAATGCAGGTATTTCTTGCGTATAACCCGCTTTGTATTTTACAATGACAGGTGTTTCGCTATCCGCTTTGATCGTTGCAAATCCAGGAATAAGCCCTTCAATCGTGTGCGTGGTAATGTCCTCTCCGTCTTTATCTTTAACGCTTGTAAGCGAGATAACCGGTCCATAAGGCAACTCCTGAGTTGTTAACTCCTCCCAGCGAACCGTCATGTCAGTCACGATCAAAGACAATCCTGTATACTTTTCAACTTCCTGACGGGCAGAACTAAGCAGGATATTAAGCAGGTTTAACCATGTATCTGAATCAATCGCTAAGTGACGTTTTAAGTCCTCTGTGTCAACTGGTTCGATTATACCTGGCGATTCCGGCTTATCAATGCTTAATCCTCTTGTTGTCATTTGGTTTGAATAACCGTCTTGTCTTCCTTGGTTGATTTGGTGGTTTTGTCTTCTTTTTCGGTTGGGACTTCCGGCACTGCTTCTTTCACGAAACCAAGTTCAGCTAGTTTCTCAGCGCGCTCTTTTGAAAGCTTAATCTTATCGCCTACCTGATTCAGATCTTGTGTATGTAAGTCCCTGAACATCTTAATTACTTCGAAATTTTCCATTGGTAAAATTATTAAAGGAAGGAGCCGAAACCCCTCCCTGAAAGTGTGTGTTTAGATTCCTGTGGTTATTGGTGTGATATCCATATCAAGGAATGCTTTTGGATGGTAAATCGCAAGTGCAATTTCTTCCTCGATACGAAGCGTCACTAAGTTTTTAGTAACGTTGTCGGCATCCTCATAGAACAGTCCAAAATTAATTCCTTCACGGATTAAAAGCTGTGCACGATTCCAATCTCCAATAGACACTTTACCTGTGGCGATTTGGTTCATTTGGTAAATCGGTGTTCCATTAAACATTATCAAACTACGATCTGATCCACCAAAAACCAACCCAGGATAATTAAATTCTCCTGTTGTACTTTTATATATAAGTAATGTAGCATAGTCAAGCGGGTTCATGACAATACCATTGGCTCGGTAATTCAAGTTACGTAACTGTGCGATTCCATCAACTAAATACTCATACAATGTGCTGTATGATGGATTCGTTGGTGTGTAATCAGTAGCGGATGGAATAATCCCTTTTATTGAGTTAGTTCCTGTTCCATTTAGTAACTCATTGTCTTCTTTTGCCATAAGATCAAGAAGCATTTGAGTTGAAAAGAAATTAGCCAACCACGAAATATCATTTAGTGACTGTCTTGATACCCTAGCCCAAGCGGCAATAGTACGAGGACGAACAGGAACCATAACAAAATCGTAATCAATTTGCGATTTTGTGTCTCCCTGGTTTACTTGGTATCCAGGAGACCCCTCCCCGCCGATAAATTGCGGATATTCAAGATAATTTTCCGTCATTACCGCCGAACTCATAAGATTTCTAACATGAACCTCTGGTGATGGGCTAGTAATAACAGTTTGACTAATAGAACGTGCTGAATACGCTGCTCCGCTAGCTCCGTCGGTTAAATTTCCCGAAGTGAATAACCCAACAGCTTTTTCATGCAAAGCGGAATGTCCACCCTTAATTGCATATCTTTTACTCCCTGTTTGTTTCTCTTGGGCAAACTCTCCTTTTTCCCTAGCATCTTTTAAACTATCGTAAACAATAGATTCAAGTGCCTTTTGACGTTGTTCTTGTCCTGGCTGTGGCAAACCTTCACGGTTCATTTTCACCATCAAAGCAGATAGATCTTCTCCTTGCTTTTTGTGTTTCTCTTCAAGGGCGTTATACTTTTCAGTAATACCTTTGATTTGAATCTCAACGTCCGCCGTATTTGCCTTTTCTTTTACTTTTCCTTCGACTTCTGAAACAAGTCCTTTTATTTCAGTGCCGATTTTACCAATTTCAAGCAATTCTGCTTCACTTGCCATACCCTAATGCCGTTTTGAATGTTTCAATAATGATTTTATTGTCGCTCTTTTCCTCACTCGGCACAGTGGCAGGTTCCGGCTGTGTGATTTTGATGTACTCAGAAAGTTGTTTGTAATTATCTTCGATACGGATCATTTCTTCATCCGTGTATTTGCCATTTTTGAGTGCTTTTTGAAGGCGTTGCATAACGTCCACTACTTCTTCAAAAGACTTTAAC